AGGAGCCCGAGTGGTAGGAGCTGCAATCTTTGCCTTGTAGCGATAACTGCGTAATGTTTTATTTTTCAATTCGGTAAGTTCAACTTCTTCTTTCTTCATCATCGCATACTTGGCACCAAGAGCCATACGAATACGTTCCTTTTTGCTTTTACCCGCAAACTTCGAATTCTTTGAATGAACGAAATCACCGATGACTTCACCTGTTGGTGTTTTCTTTGTGATGACCTCATCAAGTGAAATTTCTTCTGTCTTCATTTTCATGAAGTTCTTGTCAAACTTCTTTTTCTTCGACGCATCATATTCCTTCTTGGCATCTGCCATTGTATCGGCATGTGCCTTTTTTATTTCAGCTGCTTTCTTGGCAGCATATGGGTCTGAATATGCTTCTTTTACCTTAAGCATTTTTTTAACTATTTTTTTAATAAGAATCTTATCTTCTTTTTCATCAGGATGTGTAACTGACTCATGTCTAAGTTTAATACGCGACTTTAACCTTTCAGCAGAGGTCTTGGTAATTTTTCCTTTACCTGGACCTTTGGTTGCAATTTGTGGCTTCGGTCGAGTTTGCAACGAACCATACGTATAGTCGGTATCTGCCTTTGACTTCTTATAGGTTTCATGTTCACGCCCCGTATAATCAGAGCGTTCACCGAAGTCATCATGATGAATATCATATGCCTTAGGATTGCTTCTCCATTTGGCAGCTTCATCAACTGAATTACACACATAGTTATATGCAGTTGTAATGTAATCTTCTGCAAGAGTGATTTTACTTTGTACCCATTCAGGAAGATTTTGTTCAGGTGTAAGGTCATTCATTAATTCTTGGGCATTTTTAATAATGATACGCAATTGCGTCATAGCCATCTCACCCTCATAATCATACTCGCCCTTATCTTTTGCTTCACTCATGGCAACAGATGCAACAGCGCCCGTCAAATCTTCGGGGTGCAGTTTAATCTTTCCTCCACGCAATGTCTTGAATGGCTTTCCTGATTTCTTGGAAGCAACCGACATATTAAATTCTCGATTCCCCTCAGAGTTTTGTTGATTTACCACAGAAGACGGGTCAGCCGTGGTGACAAAGTTTTTCGCATCCCCGATACCATAGGTATGGGGACCGTCATCTTCAGGAATCCGACTTGCAACATCGGCTCCAATATTTGTCATATCTAACTCATCCCACTGAACTTTAACCGTTCCTTGGGGGTTCAATTCCTCTTGAAGTTGACGAAATGACTTCATGATGACTTCATTCCTTTCATGGTTGGGTTGACAGTGATTTTGGGCATATCACGCTTAGAACCCGCTATAATTTTTTTACGAGCACTTGCAAGTTTACCTGCATGTCTATCGTGTGCATTAAATGCCTTAGTTTCTTTTTCAGTTGCTGTCTTAAATTCTGAATGTGGTGATTTAACGTGCGCGATGGTATTCATTTTCGCTTTGTCATAATCATATTTTGACTTTTTGACAACTTCCTTTTTCTTTTTTACGTAGTTTCTTAATGTCTTTTTTGATATTTCATCAAGTTGTTGCACTTTTTCTTCTATGCTTTCCCTTACACCTGCTGCTCTTTTTGTAGCAGGAGATAATGATTTTTTAATATTGTTTATTTCTTTGTTACGTTCGCTTTGTCTGCCCCACGCATTTAATTTATATGCTTTATCTTGTAATTTCTTTTGTGGAGCGATTCCAGAATGTCCAATCTCACCAACCGCTTTAGCTTGGTTATTTCTTTTGTCGGCAGCATTGAAATATGTTTGTTGGTTCAACTCATCAAGTGAACTTTCTTTTTTCTTCATCAAATATTCAGAATTTTTTACACCTTTATATCTTTTCGAAAATTTTTTCCAATGATAATTTTCTTGGTCATCAGTTCTTGCATTTTTATATCTATACGAATGTCCAATTCGTGAAGTAGTTGCTTTAGCTTGATAACTCTTATGAGTTGCGGGACTCAACTCTTGAATATTTTCTTCACCAAGTTGTACTTCTTCTTTCTTCATCTTACTGCTTGTATTATATGAACTCTTTCCAAAGTTTACTTTGTTAAGCGCACGAATCGTGCCTTTCATGTTTTTATCCAGTCTATCTAGGGATTGTGGTTTTTTCGATGTTTGAGTCGTGCCATCTGCGCTAATATTATAATCTCTTTCACGCTTCTTTTGTAGATAACGTTGAGCCATCTCAGGGGAGATTTCATCAAGTTGCACTTCTTCTTTCTGGAAAGGAGCTTTTCCTTTTGCTATGCGAGCAAAACGGGTAGCTGCATTACCACTTGTTCTTGCAATATTTTTACTACGGTCTCCGGCATCTGTAGGATCCTTCGCTAGACTCATTTCTGCGCCTTTTGCTAAACCGGCATGCATACTTGCTTTTCTGGTAGCGTCAACTCTGTTCATAAGCGGAACATTCTTACGAACCTTTCTCATAGTATTATCGCCAGGCTGTGAATGTTTGCCAATTTTATCTATGCCGCCAACATATGAATGTGCGTCTGCTTCATCAACATATTCTTCTGCGCGAACAGGACCTGGCTCGCCGCGTAAAGCTTTTCTTCCTACTGCTAGAAAATTAGGATGTTTTTTCCATGCAGGACGTACAGGAGTTGTTGTATTAAATGTTTTTTTCCCTAAACTTTTAACATACGCATCTTTTTTGTCTTTATTGATAAGTTTGGTATCCCCCACTTCTGTAATAACATCATCAGTTTCATCAGCGTCTTCCTTCACGCCTTTCTTGGCACGAAGCATCTTGAAGTCTTGACCATCAAGCTTGTTGTTATGATTTTTATCAAGTTTCTTTTGACCACCAATTAATGCTTCGTCAACAACTTGTTCTGCTTCTTCATGTGCATTGAACATTGAACTTGCAACTTCAATTTTCTTGTCAGCAATTACATCATTGATTTTTGCTTGCAAGATTGCATTGAAATTTTCTTCAGCAGCAATGTTATTGCCTGTCACGATGCTGTTAACTAAATCATGCGTTTCATTTATCATACTGGTGTCCTCGGTTATAAAAGGCTTGATATCGGATACGTGAATGGTAACAGGAAAACTCGGGGCGCCGCCCATTTTTTGAATGTTGACATGCCCAGTCAAATGAGAAGCATCTTTACCATCATGGCGATGTATGACTTTCCCTTTCACCTGTTTACCTTGCTTATTTTTGTAAGTGACAATATCACCTACTTTAACTTCGTTAAGTGTCATTTTTTCTTTCCTGGTGTTTCTTTATTGGGTGCTGGGAATGGTGCACCCTTTGTTAAAATATTACCGGGTTGATTTGGGTCTTCTAATGGTTGTGAATAATCCATTGAGGCTGACTTCTGTTCCTCTATTTCTTTATTCATCTCATCCATTTCTTCATCTGTTAACCGCAACACATGATGCTGTATATATGTCTTTGACACATACTGTCCATCAAACGGAGCAAGTTGTCCTAGAATTTCAATACGTGCGCGAAGTAATTCTTGTTCCTTACTTTCGGTGTAATATGCATCCTGCGCGTAAATGTACTGAATATCCGTGTACATTTCATTCCAATCTTGCTCAGTTAATACACCCTTCAGAATGAGTTGTGTTTTCAATAAGTCAGAGAATAATGCAGAAAATCTACGCCGCAACTTACCAATAAATTTCGTGAACTTCAATTCATCACGGGTAATTTCAGATGCGCGACCAAAATTCATGCCGCCTTCTGATTGTAAGCGTGTCATGGGAACATTCAACGATTGGTACAATTTCTTTTGGAAATATTCAATATCGGCAATCTCACCGAGATTTTGTCCTCCAGGCAATGTATCAATCTCTGTTCCCTTGCCCCCCTCACGACGAGGTAGCCAAAAATCCTCAAGCAAGCTCATGGTTTTCTTGTCATCACGAATTTCGCCTGTTTGTGCATCATACACCAACTTGTTGCGATAGCGATTCATGATGTCTTTGATATATTGCTCGGCTTTCAACTTAGGAAGATTGCCTACGTCAATATAGAAAATTCTGCGTTCTGGAGCGCGAGCCAAACGATAAATTACCAATGAATTTTCCATCATGCGTAATTGATTGGCAGGCTTAATAACTTTATGTAAATAGCTAACCACCATGTTGTTATCAACATCAAACAATCCTGATGTGACAAACGCAATGGCATCTTTTGTAATTTTCAATCCTTGGGTGTTTACATTTAACGAAGGATTGCTTGATGTTGTACTTATACCCTTTTCATTGTAGATGAAAAATTCGTCAATGCTTTTAATAAATTCAACACCTGTTTTCACATCTTTATCTTTCAAGATGTTGCGAACTTTTCGTATCTTGCGTGGGTCAATATAGCGAATATCGGTGATGCCTTGACGAGGTTTTGCTGTGTCAATCACCTTATGAAAATACATGCGTCCGTCAATATACCATCTACGGAAATAATCCTGCGCACGTTCATTGAATTGCATCATGCGAATAATATTGTCAAATTCCTGCTCAATTGATTTTTTAACTGAGGTTGAAGTTTTAACAGTCTGTAAATCAATTTTTATAGGTGCTTCATTATCTAAATTGGCAATAGCTTCATTCACGATATCATTGATAGCAGAATCAACATCTGCCATCAATGAAATTTCACGATATCGCTTAATTTGTTCTGATTCGTTTTTTGCAGCTCCTTCTAAATCAAGATAGGTGCCATAATAGCCACCCGCCTTAATGGTATCAAGAGCACCATCATCGGAAGGGGGCACAAAACTAGTTTCAGTCTGTACCTCACCCTTCCGCTTGATTGAGTATCCAAAAATTTCCATAATATTTACGCCTTTTTAAAAAGATTAAACAGGTGTTACTTCAAAGTGAGAATATTGGAACGTTACTGTGAATTCTGAGATGACATCGTTCTGTCCATAACCCAACGCAATTTCCGAGATGGTGATTGGGTATGCATTGAAGATTTCATATGTACGAATAACAGTTTCATTTCTGTCAAGTTGCTTGACATATAATGTTGACTGATATGCTGAAGGTGTCATGACACCATCATTCAATGCACGACCATTCATTAAGTTTGACCAGTTTTCAAAAATCTTACGAAACTTCATGTCGGAATCGTTGATGATTGAAATCGTCCAGGGATCGAAAATACGCTCGCCTGCCAACTTAATTTCACGACCACGATATTGCACAATCGTGGGATTAACGTTTGATGCAGGTAATGCGGCTGAGGTAATCAACAATGAACCATTATAGCTTTCGCCTAACGCAATGGGCCATTGAACGTTGACTTCATATTGGTTTGGGCGTGTACCACCCGCACCAAGCGCACTTCTAAAATTATCTATTTGCATGTATATCTTCTCCTAGTATTTTTATGTTTATGCGCCCACAACTTCACTGAAGCTTACACCAGTACGGGTAGCAATGAAGTTGAGTTGCATAAAGTTAATTGAACGTGCAGGCTTGATATAAATGTCAGCAACGAATGAATTGCTATCAATGATTTCACCTGTGTTATTTGTTTCATCGCAAATAACTTTGAAATCATAGATGCCACGGCGTCCCTGAACATCACGCAAAAATGGTTCTACTAAATTACGGAACTGGGCACGTGTAAATGCATCATTGAATTCAAATAATTGGAACTTGCCTGCTGTTGCAATTGCCTTTTCAAGCACAATGAACAATCTACGAACATTGATACGGTCAAACGCACTAGGCTTGGCGAGCAATGTCTTGTCGCCATAAAGAACTGTACCTTGTCCAGGAAGTGTGATGACTGGATTGATGCCTGCAACATATAAGTCATCGCGGTCAGCTTTATTTGGAGAATATGCCAATTTGGTGACATTCTTAATCTGTCCACGATTCAATCCTGCAGGTGAGAACCAAGGGTCAGTAAGGTTGTCTGTGCGAGCGCAAAGTCCTGCAATATCAGCGTTCAAAGGAACCCAGCGATATGTATCGTTATACTTATCGTACTGATATTTCCAGCCTGAATCCATAACACCATATGAACTATGAACACCCAATTCGGCAAGTGCATCAGTTACATCATTCTTTACAGATGGTTTTTCAAATGGTGATACGAAGGCAATGCAATCCCTACGAACTTCAGCAACATCTTGAATCATAGATATTGCCGCAGTACTGGTGTTAGCACCGTTAAAGAGTAGGTTGACATCAACCAATTCCGTGTTGGCAAATAAATCCCAACCAATTGTAACTGTGTCACCTGGGTCGGCACCGTCGGCACCATTACTGAATGAGTGTGTAAACACCCCTAAACCATCAAATGCTGATGTGATGCTTGATGCGACTGTACTCCAATTTGTTTCATCTGGGTCAGCTAACACCCATACATACTTACTTCTCTTTTTGATGACTTCTTTGTAATATGCTGAAGAACCATCATACGTCTTGGCATCCAATGCTTTTGATAGAAAGCCAAATGTTTCAAGCACGGTACCAGCAGTACCAGTCCATGCACCATCTTCGTCAATGACAACGACATGCATTTCATCATTCGTCTTTCCTAACGAATCAACATATGCTGACGTACCAGGAGCTGCTGTAAAGTTTGCTTTATATGCCCAAGAGTCGAATCCGCTGGCATCACATACTGACACTTTTAATGAATTTCCTAATTCTCCTGGATATTTTGCTGCCCATTGCATGTCGGGTGTTAAGGCAACAGTTAACTGTTCCCAAGCAGTCATGTTCTTGATTATCTGCGTACCGGCGCCTGTTATTGCGTTAAATGCACCAGCACCAACCATACGAACAATCTTAAGGTTGTTTGAATAGCTTAAGAAGTTGGCTGCTGAGAAAAAGCTTGTGGCAACGGCATCGTTGGGCTTACCAAACATACGAACTAAATCTGCTTCATTGCTTATTGACGTAATTTCTTCTACTGGACCCCACTGAAATGCTCCTACATAACCACCAATTGATGTGGCAACAGCAGGAACAATACCCGTTAAGTCCTTTTCGGTGACGAGTACGCCTGGTGATAATTGAAATGCCATGTTGTTCTCCTGTAAGTGATTTAAAAACCTATTATTATATCATGACAAACGGATACTATAAAAAGTGTCGTTGTTGAGGTTTTAAATATTTATACTTTTATGACTTTTTACTGCTCTCGAAGATAGTTCCAGGGCAGAGTTTTATCGGTTGACCACACAATATTATCCTCAACAAACATAGTTTCCTCACTCCCGTCATCTATAAATCCAAAAGGAGTAAGTTCTTCTTCAATCTGAAGCATTTGTTGTTTATACATTTTCTCACGGACATTGACATCAGTAAGTTCTCGGAAATACTGATTTGATGATAACCACCCAAACAATACTAAACTCATGACCAAATCATCATGATATCCTTCATCTGCTGTATAACTACCATTTTTCTCAATAAAGGTTGAGAATTCATGAATGACTTCAGCATCAAAGATATTTAGCTTCTTTTCTTCCAGCAAACTTTTGATGGCAAAGCATCCCTGACGCTTCACAGATTTTGTGGTGCGAACACCCAATGTTGTTGTTTTACTGAAACCTGGGCTTATATATGTTCTACCATTTTCTGACACTGTAGCGAGAATATTTTCATACTCCAACTCACCGTGCATGATGTCAGCAATCTGTCCGCCAATATCATTGGTTTCAATTAACACAAATGCGTTGTTGTAATCCTTTGCTGTCTTGTGAATGATATCTGGAAACAGCATGGGAGCAATGGTGTTGTTACGAAACTTACCTACCAACTTGTAGGGCATATCTGTGACATCAACAACGGTAAATGCAGAGTAATCACCCCCAACACCTCGGGCAACGTCAACAGAGATGACATAGAGTTTTCCCTTTACAGGATGTTCATATAAATCCAATCCCATGTCATTGTGATATTCCGGATCCACACTGCTCATGAATCCCAATGTTTTTCCATTAATCAATGTGTTGCTTGACCCCAGGAACTGACACAACACTTCTTGATTAAACTTCACCTCACCCAGTGTGCGAAGTTGCTCATCAGCCCATGCTTCATCACGTCCGGGAATTTTCCAGTAGGGAATGAAATGCGAAATGAAACCATTTTTGTTTTGCTCTGCTTCATTCCAAAACTTCCAAAAATGATTATATCCCAGCGGTGTTGATGTCAGTAGAATCTTGGTTGTGGTACCTGACGAAATGGTAGGATACACTGATGCGAAAAATTGTTCAGCAACATTGTTGGGAATAATGGCAGCTTCGTCGATATACAACCAATTGACTGACTTACCACGAATACCTGACCCTGTAGTGGCAGCAGTAAATATCTTGCTTCCATTTTCCAGTTCTACATTACCCTTGTTCCAGGTGCGAACCCCTTGTTGCATCCAAATGGGTAAATTCTCATACATGATTTGATATCTGTCCAACACTTCACGCGCTGATGCGCCTTTGTTTGCAAGAATGGCAACAGTTTTATTTTCTTGAAACAATGTATAGAATAGAATACACGCGGCAGCCGTGACCGTTTTACCCTGCTGACGCCCTTCCATTAATACTACTTTACGATTGTCTAAGATGACCCGCACCTTTTCTTTCTGACAATCATAGAGTGTGAATTTTATCAATCCCTTGTCAAGAGACACGATATGGCAATATGTCTCAATGAAGTAAATGGGGTCTTTTTGACAGCGCACGATTTCCTGAATTTGCTCAGAGGTGAATTCGTGTTGATGCCCAATTGACTTTAAATTTGGATTGCCATGATATGAGGTTTCTAGCATGTTAATCTGCGGAAATTTCTTCTATTTTTGCTGTCTGTGCTTTCATTGCTTTCAGCAGCTCAGATGTAGACCCCACAAACAAATTGTTCTGTGTTTGTATTTTAGGTGCGTCATTTTTTTCTAGGTCTTTCTTTCGTTTTTGCACTTCCAATAAATCCTTAGCAACCTCACTCACGGTCTTGATGAGTTGTCCTGCCACCTCATATGCACGAGGATGGTCACTGTTTTTTGCAATATGTAGAATCCCGTCAATCGCCTCGTTACCTTTTCCAATCAATGCATTTAAGGTGTTTCGGGCATGCTCCGCGTCATCGGTCACTACTGCACTCACCACGGTGACTTGCTGGGGTGTTGTTGTGACAACATTGAATTTTTCATCAAGATTTTCAAACGTCATAATTTAACCGGGTGTGAAGATAGAATCAAATTCCGTGATGTAATTGTATGCATCAGTGGGTACTGCTGTTGTGGGATCCACCACAGTTGTAATACTGGTGCCCACCGTTGTGTTTGTGGGTGTTGTTGCTGAGTTCAATGCGTTATCATTATATAAATTTTGAATGGTTGTCTTAATCAAGGTTGCATCAGTGACATAGCCATAGAAGTTTAATTTAATGGAAAAATTAAAGTCCCATATAATACTTAGTCGTTTGTCAAAGCTTCCTTCATACTCATCGTTGTAATTCACGCTCTCTAAAATGATTTGCAAATCACGCTTCACGCCCAGTTCAGGAATTTCATTCACAGTGATGCTGAAATCAGGATTGAAAAATGGAAAAATTTGCTCGACAATTTGCAAGGCATCATCTTGATTTTTTGCAAACACACTCAAGCTAATCCCCATGTTATAGGGAGTTGATGTGTATGCATAGCGTACACCATTTGTATCAGGATTGATTGCACGGGTGTTCTGCGTGATAGCCAACTTGCGTGATGGGTCATATGTGAAATTGGTGATTTCAAAACCTATTCTAGGCAAGGTGATTTCCATGGGACGATTTTCAATCTCAGGAAGTTCACGAATACGCGAAATGAATTTTTGCTTGGGCGCATAACTCAATGGTACAAACAAACTTTCTGTGATTTCTCCAGCAGCATTAGTTCTCCGCACTTGGATGTTGTTGAACAACGTCCCAAATGCGATAATTGCCCGACGAACATGCTGATGGTAAAAGTGATGTCCTTTAAACATTATAATTCACCGAAAGGATTATGTGATGAGAAATCAAGAATTCCTGCTGCACCTTCAGCTTGAAATTGCGCGTTGTCACTTGCAACCACTTGATGTCGTGTTCCAAACACCTCACGAATAACGCTGAACCCTTGTTCAGTTAATAGTAAATCGCCTGACTCCAACAACACTTGATACCCAAACATGTCTTGAGTATATGTTCCTTCAACGCCATCAATTTCAGGCACGCCTGTATCAAAATGCTCGGAGCTGTATTGATACAACTCACACTGCATACTGAACACATAAAACTTGCCCAACTGATAAAAAGGATTTAAATGCTGTACAAATTTAATTTCAAAGAAACTGTTTGTTTTTCCAAAATAAATTAAATCTCCTTCAGCAGGACGTGTGGGTAGTTGTACATGCCCAATGGACACAACATCTTCCCAACGACGGCGACTTACCACAAAGGTGGCTTGGTCGGTGAATTGAATGCCAAACTTTGAGAATAATTCGCCTGATCCTTCCCATCCATCAACGTTGGCAAGATACATTTCCAAAGGATATGCATTATCAAATTGTGAGAGTACATCCTCACCTAGAATATCATCTTGCTTAATTGTTGTGCGAGGAATATAATAGACATCATGCCCATAAATTTTAATGGACTCGATAATTAAATCTTCAAGTAATCGTTGTTCGCTTGTTGTTCCAGATGTAAGCCCGCTCTGAAAATAATGGTTAGTAGTCATTCTAGCCTACCATGAAATCTACCGGGAGTTCATACCGACGTTGCATTTCTTCTTCAAGCTTTTCAATTTCTTGCATTGCTTCGTCATACACAACTTGTCCATTCAACGTGACGCCGCCGGGCAGTTGCATACCGCCAAACTTTTTCATGTTATCGCCCCATTGCCGTTTAATCAATGCTGTTGCATAGCGCCGAAGAAACATGTCACCATATATACGACTATATTCTTCTGGGTCTAATGCGCGGAACACTTCAAACACCACGTAATCTCCATCAGTGAACACCGTGTTCATGTTCACTTCAATGGTGATGAAATTTTGCTTTCTATTGAACAGAATGTCGCGGTCACCCGCAAACATGTCATCAAGCAGTTGCAATTGCATTTTCACTTGCTGATAATAAATCACATCGGATGACAACAAATTATACATGTCATTCAAGCGAAATTGATAAACGGCATCAAAGATATTAGTGGATGTTCTGCTTTGTCCTGCTGTACCCACTGAGAACACACGAATCACCCCTGTTACAGCATCAGCAACTTGAAACTTGCCTGACGTCCAGCTTCCTTCAATATATCCGGACAATGCATTAATGGGTTTTGAAATGCCTGAAGCACTGCCTGTCACCGTCTCACCATTTTGAAACGTGCCAAACACATGCTTGATTTTCAATTCTGTGGTAGTCTTATATGCATACACTTCGGCATGCGCGCCCGATGTTTCACCCACAATGGTTTCGCCAATTGTGTACAATGATGCATCACCAATATTGTTGAATTTCAATACCGATGCTTCAACTTGTGCTTTGAGATAGACGCGCTCAACACCGTCAAAATGGTATTCGTTCCAGAAATCTATGGCATCCTGAACTCTATCTTCTACTTGGTCATCGTCTACGTTGATTTCAATGACTGGATACCCAAGTCGGCGTAGACAATAATCTTTTAATTGCTGACGGGTGGAAATGGTCATAATTCCTCAAATAAAAAAAGAAAATGTGCTGTTACTACTATTTATACAAAGTAGTAACAGCACACCAACTTTTCATAGTATTCCCTAGGAATTACCCCACTAAAATGCCGCGAAGGGCATGCAAGCTATTGGGGCTGACTTCAATGCTATCAGGGAAGTCGGCAATATCAATACTGACATTGTTCACTTCAACTTCCAAGCCCATGAGGTCTTCAAGTTCCTTGTTGAACACGACGACATGCTCGCGTCCAATTTGAATGGTGCCCTCGACAGGCTCACCCTTTTCATTCACCCCTGGGACGAAATTGCCCTCGGCGTCCTTTACGGCAAACTTGTCGCGCAAGGTGCCCATTTGCTCGT